AAACTTTTTAATAATCTCTTTTGTCCGTCTTTCATATCTTTTAATTCTTGTCCGTCTCTCTTCCACTCAGCAAATAAGAATTTATTTTTTCTTTGCATAACCATGTCTATATCACTGGCTTGAAACTTTAAATTACTTTTAATAACACCCATTAGGAATCCAAAGTCCACATGATTTGCGTTATGGTTTCTCATGCCGTCAGTCATACATCTATCCTTTTTCCAGCCATAGTTAATAAGTTATCTATTGCTAACTCCAAATGTTTTTCATAATACATAGGCTTCTTATCTTTTAAATACCTAGCGTAGATAGCTTGTCGCTGTGCTTTAGGTAAGCTATTCACAACAGCATTGACTGTAATAACATTATGCTTATCTGCTTTGTTTATCATCTCTTCAAAAGCATCGTGACTAGACTCACCACCACTAGAAAGGAATGAAGATTTGGTAGGGAAGCCTAGACGATGGCTATCTTTTTTCATCCACTTTGCCCAATCATCTAATATACATAGCAATCTACCTAGCTTCATTTGTTATCCTAAATGCTTCTTGCCATGCTTCCCAAGCTGATTGAGTATGTGTGCTTGAATACTTGTTCTTTATTGCAACATCAATATCTTCTAATTCACCGTCAATAAATAATTTATATTCATTATCTATTCTTAAATTATATTTATGTTTTTGTGCCCACTTTCTAAATAATTTTTCAATATCCATTATGAGACATCCACGATTTTAATTTCCCATTTATTATCTTTCTTTCTCCAGCCATGCACTTGTATTCCCCAGTTTGCCTTTCTGACACTGCCAACATTGTCGTTCTCTGCAATCTTTTTACATCTAGCGTTAATGTTTGTATAGCTTGTTGTTTGTACCGCTAGTACCTCACCTTCATCATTAATAGCTAGTATATCTATAAAACCAAATAAGTCCTTACGAACCCTAGCAAACGGATTCCAATACTCAACAATCGCTAGTGTTGTCCAACCACTCTCTCTTAGATGCTTTAGGCTTAACTGTGTCGGACTCATCTTTGCCATCTTTTTCCCTTAATTTTTCTGTTGTTTTAAAGATACGTTCCCATGCTTCTTGAACTTTATCATCTGATACTTTTGAAGGTCTACGCCCTGAACCTTTACTCATTGTTACTCTCCAAATTTACAATCAAATCATCTCTATAAAAAATATATTTTTCTTTAAGGTCTTTTGGTAAGTGTATAAAGTTTCTATGCAAGCAACCATAATCTACTTTTCTTGGTGGCAAGTTCTCTTTTATGTAACGCTCTGCATGATTACAACTTTCAAAAGTTCCTATGTAAACTTTTTCTGTTTCTAAATACATGATGAGAATAAACTCTAACATAATTTAATTGCACATTATTCCAGCAGATGTTGGCATACATACAGTTAATGCTTCTGTGCCGTAAATAAATGTAGGCTCACTCGAACTAGGATTTATTTCATACCCAACTGCACCTTCATCATCAATATTAATTTTAGTATCTGACTCCCCCTCAACAATAATTAAATCCCCATCAGTAGTCCATAATGATTCAGCATTACCGTTAAGAATAAATAAAGATAATAAAATAACAATACAAATTTTTACTGAATATAAATTCACACCTTCCCCTTAGTAATAATTTTATATGTTTGCTCATACATTAACTGAAAATCCCATCCATCTTCGCTAGGAATAAAAGTAACTGTGTATGGCATTCCTTCCCACTTAAAGTTATGTACTTTAATTTCCCTCTTTGGTTCTTCTTTTTTCTTTGTCATTCTTGCAATATCCTTTTAGATTAAATTCACCCATACAAGTTTCGCTTGAACACCACCAATTTTTTAAATAATATATCCTAGCTTCTTTCTTGCACACACAACACTTTGGATTATTTACTTTTATTTTGTTTTTTGCAAATGCCATGATGCTCTTTAAAATCTTTCCAATTAAAATAACACCACCATTTTTTTTCTACATCCATAAACATTGCTTCTTCACCGCATAGGTGGCAGTAAAATTTTTTTATTTCATACTCATCAGGCTTCGTCATGCAGTTCATCATCAATCCATTCGTCAGCTCTAACTTTAGCCTCTAGTGCTGCTATTTCAGATTGATGGACTTTTACCATTTGTTCAATATACCATTGTGCTTTTTTTAAATCTTCGATTTTGTCCATAATCTTTTGAGACTTTAGACCTTCTCGGCTGATGTATTTAAAAGCATTACCTTTTAGATAACCATAGTATTCAACAGGTGACATCTTAGCTTTGATGTATTCAATCGTTTCAATGCCACCATGTTTATAATGGTCAGGGTTAATAACGTCTATCATTAGTTTCTCTCCTTTCTTTTGCGTTTTTTTTGAGCCTCAATCTCTGCAACTTTTTCTAATGTCTTTTCTTTAGTTGTGTTAGAAAGATAAAGGCAAGCCTGTAACATATCACTATCTCCATTTAACCACTCTAATGCTTTCCTTGTTGCTGCAACTTGTTTGCCATTCTGTTGACGAACACTTGCTGCTTCCCTAATAGCAAGAAATAAAATAGCATGGAACAATCGTCTGTATTCAAATGTCTCTTCATAATTCATTACTTATCTTTCTTAATGCTAGAAGTAAACTTCTCATCTCTTTTATCAAAACATTTACTATTAGTTTCTATAAATACATAACTGTCAGGCGTAGCTGACTTATATAAGTTACCTTTTTTACAATGATAGTTATAATTATCTTTGGTGTATGATGAGTACCCATAAAAAATCATAGCTAATATTAACACAGTATAAGTTCCTATTGCAATTATACATCTCATGATTTTTATTACCCCTATTTAATACAAAAACTATATAAAAACATTAGCATACATAGTATAATTACACCTATATTAGAAATAATATAAATCTAAAAAGAAAGGAGTAATTTTATGTGGACAAAACCATCAGCTACTGAAATGCGTTTCGGTTTCGAAGTAACAATGTATGTAATGAATAAGTAATGAACAAAGGGGAAGCTCATAACTTCCCCATTATTCTTGCGTAAGCATCAGGCTTATGCTGAACAAAATATTTAGACAATAATACTCGGTATCCTTTACCTTCCACCTCTGTATTAAATACTTTAGCGTCACGCGGTAAATATCTCAACCGTTCTAATTCTACATATCTTAATACTTTATCAGGACTAGCCTTTAAATACCTAGAATGGTATGTCATCTTCCATTTTTGCAAATGGGCTTTCATTTGACTCTCCAGACTTTTTATTTAATTGCTCTGATACTTGACCACTTACATAGTCAACACCATTTTTACTTTTTTTAATCCACCCAGACAATCGTAACTCTTTATTGTCTATAATAATATTACCTGTGTAATCAGGTTGCGTCTCTTTTGTTTTGTTGTTCTTAAACATTGCAAAACGCATATTGTTATCATATTGCTCTGCCATATTACTGCACTCCTTGTTGTAAAAATTGAACTGTGTCCTCAACTTCTGCCAAGAACTTCTGTACTTCATCTTCAAGACGCTTGATATACTCATCATCACGATAGATTCGTTTGACAAACATCTTTAGATTCTCAGGAAACGAAGGTTGATACGAAACAAAGTCAACCCACTTTCTTTCAGGGCAACAAGCTAATTGCCACATGATTTGCGACAAATGCTTGTTTGGCATATCCCTATTAATTAATGTTAGCGTATGCGTATGAGGTTGAACACATTTTATTTCTATCATTCCCTCATCACCCACTAATCCATCAGGCGAAGCCCCAGCCCATGCAATTTTAGGGTGGTCTATAAATCCTACCTCTTCTACATTATCTTTACTAAACATATAAAAGGCTCTAGCTTCGTCTTCTGTATCTATGCCATGTTGCATAGCTTCGCTCACATAACTTCTAGTAACTTGATTAGTTAAGCGTTCTGTTACTAACTGTACTCTGTAACTGCTACGTGTAACAGCTTCGCCACTCTTAATGGTAGCTAAAACATCTGATACACGACTAGCGGTTACCTTGCCAAGCCTAGCCTGAAACCACTCATCACTTCTCTGCTCCATTGCTATCCCCCCTTATTTTCTCAATAACCTTTTTACATTTCTCTCTATCTGCTTCTGACATTTGATTGTAAAGTTTTCTTGCTTTTTCAATCCCATCATTCTTATAGACAGTTTCTAACGTAAGCACAGGGTCTTGGTTAATTATCGCTATGTTTACCTCTTCTGCGGTGGCAATAGAGGTATCAATGCCTATCCCTAACATACCTAATGCACGACCCACAGCCGAAGTTTCACAGTTTTCTATGTATGATGTTTTATTAATAAATGTTGAACCCTCTTTCTCATACGCATGACCGACTGCTAATATCTGATTATCCACAATAATGGTGGCTTTAAATACGCAAACACCATTTTCATTAGTAAGAATCTCGGTCATGATAGAACCTAAAGGGAAAGTTTCTCTAAAGACTCTGATTCTCTCAGTCACCTCTACATATTCTTTGCCCTTAATATTGATTGTTTTTAATTTACTCATGATTAACTCCCATTATCAAGTAGTTTATTTGTATTGTAAAGTTTTAAATCAGCAACTTCTCTTGCCTTTATAACCTCATCTTGCTTACATATTTCTTTGTTCAAATTGTTTAAATCATTTGTTACTCTTGTTAGTTCATAGATAATGTAATCTAATTTGTCATTCAATGCACTCATAATTTGCTCCTTTAGTAGTATAATACTCTGTTAATATAATTTGTCAAGTAAAAAATAAAGGGGGAAGCACCCCCCTTATTCTTATTGGTTTGCGATAATCTTAGATAAGTCATAAGGTGCTGTTTTTGCTTTCCACCTCTTATGTGATTTTTCGTAAACCTCTATATATGCTCTTGTGTTGTTTGAGTTACGCACAAACTTAATTATTTTAAAAGGCTGTTTCCAACCCGAACCAAAATTTCTTTCATAAATTTTGTTTATTTGAAATTCCATAATTTTTTCCTTTTCTAAATAAAATTAAAATTAAATATATATTGTTAAAGAACAAACAACCATAACTTTTTTGATTGTTAAGCTAGTTTAACATATCTAATTTTATCTGTCTAATTGTTTTTACTTATCAAAAGTCTGTTTTTGATTTATTTTTTTTATCACGCCACCTTTTTCCTATTTTTTCATTGGCTTTATCCCAACCTTTTGATTTAAATACCATGCCATCTTTACTTGTGGCTCGGTACTCAATATCAGAAAAAAGATTTTTCATTTGCTTGATAAACTGGTTTACTGTTGTCATTGTTATACACTCCAAAAGTTAATGTTTTTTTATCAAAATAAAGTCCAAAGTTCCCCTCGTAACCATT